AAACATTGTTCAGGTGCTTATTGTTAATTTTTTCACAAATTATTTTTTATTTCGGTAAAATGAATTATCTTTGTCGTAATCATAAAAAATAAATAATGAGACTAATTTTACATAAATTAAAAAGGTTAATTCAGAAATGGTATATTTCTTTGTCCCGACTTTCAACGCAAACAGTTCAAAAGTCAAAACACGAAAGAGATTGTATTGCCATCTGTAAAAAACTAATTCTAAAAGAAGACACAACACTTCTATACACACCAATATCAACTAAACGATACATTAGAAATGAAAAGAATCAAATTTTTGTTATTCTTGAAAATCATAGTGTTAAAGTAATTAATCACGTATATTCATATACGGTATTTTTGGAACCAACAACTTGGAATAATATTGTATCTACGTTTGATAATGAACTTGAAAAACGTAGGGATAATTTTGAAAAAGAAATTATTTCAAACATCAAACATTCTCTTCAAAATATTTTACAAAACATCCAATGAGAAACAATTCGTTTAGACAAACATTCTATTTAGGTCTATTAGTACTATTAATTTTAAGTGGATTAATAACGATAATAGGTGTTAATGTTTATAAGTCATATTCAACAAAGATAAAAAACTCAAATGTTGAAGATACTTTTGTTAATCTTGAAGATGTATCAAAAAATATTCACGATACAGTTTATATTGAGAAACCAAATCATAAGGATACTTCTAAAGTAATTCATATAGATAGAGTAAAACCAACTACTTCTAATGTTGTTAAAAAATTGGATACTACAAAATCGTTAGATACAATTAATTAATCTTTTTGTATTCATTAAGAATATTAACAATAGTATCTCTTAATGTTTCATTTTTTGATTTGTAAGAGACCATCGTTGGTTTATTACCTTTACCAACTTTAGGTTCTTTTTTCTCTTCTCTTCTTTTTTGGGCACATGCCGCTTTTTTCTGAGAATCGGTCATTTTAGATGCAACTCCCGCAGCTCTACATTTAGGATAACCTTTAGAATCCGATTCAGGTCTACCACACGGAGGATGACCACCACCTTCTTTTTTTCTACAAATATTCACCCAAGGACCGCTAGGTTGTGAACTACCTTTTGGTTTTTTCTTGGTTCCAAACCAAACCGCCAAATCTTCTTTAATTGGTCCAACCGCTCGTTTAATTATGTCTTCAGGATTTTCAACATCACCAATATTACCACCATCTTCATCATTTTGTCCTGTATAGAAACTTTTTAGATATTTATCTACTTGAGCGATTCTATCAGTTCTTTTTTCTATTCGAGCTCTTTCTTCAGGTGTTTCTTTAAAATCACCGTCAGCCTCTTCATATGCCAACTCCGCATTATTATACTTATAAACAGGAGTATTAAATGGTGCTAATTGGTTTTGTTTCCAATCTTGTGGAGCAAGAACAATTGGAACTCTAAAATTTCCAGCACTTCCTGAACCTGTAGCTTCACTAATTCTATTTTTTTTCATATACTTAACTATAAATATATCGTTAATACATTATGGAACAACAAAAACAACCAATAGCGTTTCTATTTGAAGAGGTTGCAATATACAAACCTGAAGACATTGATAATTTGATTGATAATTTAACTGAAGAACAATCAAAGTTTATGTTAATCAGAGCGGTTCAAATGGCTTATAAAAATGGACTTTATTCTTTAACAGAATCCGAACTTGTTTCCAAATCACTTAGAATTTTAAAATAAAAAAAGGGTCTCACGGGACCCTTTTAATTTATATTTTATTTCCACAAGACGGACAAAACTTATATTTTGTTTTTGTCTTGGTTCCACATTCGGTACAAAATTGTTTTATTTCATCCACAGTTTTATTTTTATTATTTAATGGTAATATTTTTAAACTTACTTGGTGCGATACAAAATAATCAAAATTTTCATACGATTGTGTAAATTTTTGATTTGATTTTTCACCCTTCTCAACTCTGCCCGTTTCTATAGATTTTTTACTTCTAATATTTGGACCTTGTGGTGTTGTAGTTGTTTTACCAACAACTGATGAATAATTTATATTAGAATCGCTTGTAAAAGTTTGAACGCTATCGTGATAATTAAGCGAACCTGTATTAATTGTTGAGAATAGATTTTGATTAGATAATGAGGAATTTCCACCAAAATAAGTTACAGTACCATAATATGGGTGATATGTTTGCTCATTATAGAACTCAATCCTAACATCACCATTTAAATCAATTGCCGTCTTGTTTGCCGAAGTATCTTTTACTTCATAGGTACCAAACTCAAACTTGTTATTTGAGTCAAGGAAACGTTCTAAAAACACTCTCTGACCTGGTCTGATAATAATCCCTGTTGAAGAGATGTACTCACCATTCAGTTTAATTTTACAAAGAATAGATTTTTGGGTTGGATTATGAATTTCAAATTCAAAATTGTCTTTATCGTTAAGAAAGACATTGTGTCCGTTATAGACTTTTAAACGCGACTTTTTCTTTGTGATGTGCGCAGTCGGTTTGCTCACGTTTGTTGTTGTGTAATACATTTTTTTTAATTTTATTATAGTTAATGACTATGTTACCAATACCTTTGTATCCGTGAATACTCTACAGCTTGTTATGGCTGGGGACTAATAAACTAAAATCTACATATAAATATAAACCACTACACATTTGTGTAAATAAAAAAAGGGACAATTTCTTGTCCCTTTTTAATATTAAGTAAGATATTGATTATCTCAATTCTCTTAAGTCGAAAGTTCTAACACCGTCAACTGTGATACGTCCGTAGAATCTGTTATTCACCATTTTCTTAGCGTATCTGGTCATGATACCTTTGATTGGTGTAAAGTTAAACGGATTGTACATAGTTGGAGTTAATTGTAGAGGTACGTATGGTGCGTAAATGTAACCAGTATCCAATAGAGATGTACCTTTGTGACCCATTAACACTTGGTTAGCTGGGAAATAAGGGTCTCTGTATACTTGGTAACGACCTGCCAATGTACCAACTCTTTCAATACCCATGTTGTATTGGTCTTGCTCAGGAGCTGCGTTTGATACGTGGAAATACTCCAAGTCATCAAAAATTGCACTGATTTCAGAAGAAACAACAATCCAGTTAGCTCCACCTCTTAAGGTAGATTTGTGGATTTGAGCTGAAATTTGGTTGATTGCCGTAATCAAAGTTTGGTTCCAATCTTTTTGAGTGTATGGAACTGCACTTGAACCTAAACGCTTCCAACCGTTGTAATCCCATCTTAAGTTCCAAGCTGCACCTTTACGTAAATCACGTAAGATTTCTCTGTCGATTTCAGCTGCAACTTGTTCTGATAATAAAGCTGTTAATTCAGCCTCAGCATCAATGTTGTGGAATGCCGCAACGTCTTGTGCCATTTCTGGAGACCATTGTGCTCTTAATTTTCTTTCAGTTACAGAAACTGTTACTGATAAAAGGTCAAATGATACTTCACCAATTCTATCTTCAAATTCTAAGTTTTTGTAGATTCTGTAAGTAGCAGTGAATGCACATCCTGAGTTACTAACAACATTTGATGTTGTTGAAGAGAAAGTTGCACCTGTGTAACCGTCCATTGAACCACCGCAAGTAATACAAACTGGAACTTGTAAGTCAACTTCTAAGTAAATTTTACCATTAGCGTCACATATGTTATCGTATTGACCACCACCTGTTTTAGAGTTAGGGAAAATCGCTGGGTCGTTAGGAGTACCGTATTCAACAATACCTTTACCGTATCTTTGAGTTACAACTCTAAATAAGTAATTGTTATTCACGTTAGCTGCGGTTGTTGCGTTAGCCGCAACACCTCTAATTTGTAAATCAGATAAGAAAGATTCGTTATCCATTGGATTACCATCAGGACCGATTAATTTACCTGCTGCTACAGTAGCAAAACCTGACATAACAATTAATACTTTTCTATAATCACTTACTCCATAACCTGAAACAACTAATGAGTCACCTGTCCAAGCAACTGTTGAAACTAGTGCAGTGACTGCAGAATATTGTCCTTTAGAATAGTCAAATAAACCTGGTGGGTCTAATGCTGGTTCGTTACCTTCATAGAATCTATCGTAAAGGTCTTTAGTGTTGTTGTAGTCGTAACCACTGTTTGGTGAACCACCATCAATTGTGTTATCATATCCTGGTGCTCCGTAAGGTTTACGGTGAATACCAGTATTTGCTAAGTCAGTTGTGTCGCTGTACGCCTGAATGTTAGGTACGAAGTAGAATAATTTACCGATTGGTAAGTTCATAGCTTGTACTGAAACGATGTCGTTTGCTAATAATTTAGAGAATACACGTCTAACAATTGGGAAAACCACTGTTTCAAAAGCTCCTGTATCAGAAGTAGATGATGCTTCATTGATTAAGAATGATGCTTGGTTTTCGTATAATTGTGC